CTATTCCAACTAACGTTATTGTTGTTACCACTCAGATCCAACCAAGTTCCACCGCCATTATTAGAGGCAGCTGGTTGTGCATCAAGATAGGCAACCAAATTTCCAACAGGAAGAGAAACCACCCCAGCACCCTGTACCGGAGTCACATAACGTGGGGCTAATGCGTTGTAGTTCTGGGTAATTTCATCAGCACTAAGGGCTTTGTTATAATAATGAAAGTTACCAATATATCCATAAAAAGTACCGGTGTTGTCCGCACCGGGATTTGCTTGTCCAAGATACAAGAAGTTATCTACACCGCTAGATGAATAGCTAACGTTAGTCTGACTATCTACCTGAACTCCGTTTACATAAAGGCGTTGAGTTGCGTTGATCTGGTCAAATACCAAAACTACGTAGTACCAGGTACCTGTAGTATAGGTAGATGATGCAAGGCGATTTGTAGCTCCGCTGTTTCCCTGCCAAATTTTTGCGTAAAACTTAGATCCCGTAGAAGAGATTGGCGGCATATTCCAGCCACCTACCGGTGAAACCGCGGACATTGATACTAAGTTTCCTGAAAAACCGCTAGGTGCTACCCACATTCCCATAGTCCAAGGATTTGTAGAGCTTCCTGATAAAGGCATTTGAGGGGTTTGTACATACCCGCCGTTCATAGTTAAGCAGCCACCATTTGCGGAGTTATAGGTAACTCCACCAAAAATGCTTGCAGTTAAGTTGTTTCCAGAGATATCAACCCAAGCATTGTTAGTAATAGAAGACGCGTCATAGTGGGCGCGCAACTTATCAGTTACTATCTTTAATCGGGCCCCAGAACCAGCTAACAACAACGCCATTAGATAACGTCACCCACAACATACCAAAGCTCCGCTGAGATCTTTACTACGCTTGCGCTACTAAATGAAGTTCTAAGCTTTGGCGTAGCCGGAGTAGAAGCACCAGAAAGAATAGATGTAGTTCCTGGCGTTAATGCCTGGATTGTAACCTGACCGGCAGATGTAGTTTGAATTATCGTAATAGTAGTTCCGATAGGGAATTGAACAAGGTTAGTAGGAATATACACCGTGTTCGCTGAACCAGAAGTAGTGAGAACAATACCTGCACCATCTGATAGTGCCAGCGTGTAAGAAGCTGATGATGAAGGTAAAGTATTTACAGCGTTTGTAATAATTGGTGTCGTTAAGGTCTTATTTGTAAGTGTCTGCGTAGCAGCAGGTGTCACAATACTGGTCGTATCAACAACCAAAGAGCTTCCTGAAACTGTAAGTCCAGCACCAATGTTTAATGACAGTGCACTGTTCGCTAGAACTAAAGGTAATGAAGTTGATAGAACACCTGCAGGGCCAGTCGGACCAGCTGGACCAGTTACGCTTGCGCCAGTTGGGCCGGTAGCTCCAGTTGCACCTGTAGGACCAGCTACAGTAGATGCGGCACCAGTTGCTCCAGTTGCACCTGTTGGTCCAAGATAACCTACCGGTATAAGCTCTACCCAATAGGTATTAACACCATCATATGTCCAGGTATATTCAACACCTGTTGAGTCTTCAATCCAGTGATCGCCTAAAGTTGGGCTAGATGGCGGAGTTGTTGAGAATGTAAATTTACCTGGGCCAGTAGCACCTGTAGAACCCGTTGCACCAGTAGCTCCAGTAGATCCAGTAGCGCCTGTTGCTCCATTAGTACCATTAGTACCAGTTGCACCTGTAGCTCCTGTAGGCCCTTGAATATTTCCACTTGCTGCCCAAGAGCTACCATTCCATACGTAAAGAACGCCGGAGATTGTGTATGCATCTCCCGCATTTCCTGTAGGGTGTGCAGTTTGAAGTGCAGCTAATGTTGAATAAGTTCCTAGAAGATTTATGCCTTGACCGGTTGCGCCAGTTGCACCGGTAGAGCCTGTAGCTCCAGTTGGCCCTTGAGGACCAGTAGCTCCAGTAGACCCTGTAGAACCAGTTGGTCCAGGTACAGTGCTTGCAGCACCAGTAGAACCTGTTGCACCTGTTGCACCTGTACTACCTGTAGCGCCGGTTGATCCTGTTGGACCAACAATTGGCCCAATGTTATCCCAGGTATTTCCTTCCCAAACCCATAGGTTTTGACCAATGATGTAGGCATCATTTATGGTTTGACCAGTAATAGCCTGTAAAGCTGAAATATTAAGTAGTGTTCCTCGGTATTTAATGTTTATACCTTGAGGTCCAGTTGCACCAGCAGGTCCTGTTGGTCCAGTAGGGCCAGCTACTGTGCTGTTAGCACCAGTGGCACCAGTTGCACCCGTAGGTCCAGTTGCGCCTATGCCTGTGGCACCTGTGGCACCAGTTGCGCCAGTAGGACCTGCTACACCAGTAGCACCAGTAGGTCCTTGAATATTAGATGCTGGTCCCGTTGCACCCGTTGGTCCTGTAGGTCCCGGCACAGTAGATGCGGCCCCTGTTGGACCTGTTGGTCCTGTTGCACCATAACCTGTAGCACCTGTAGGTCCAGTTGCACCTTGAATACCTTGCGAACCGGTAGGTCCAGTAGGTCCTGCATTTCCCTGTAAACCTTGCGGTCCGGTTACACCTGTTGGGCCGGTAGGGCCTTGTGAACCCGTAGCACCAACTGGGCCATTAGGTCCAGTAGCACCTGTAGATCCTGTTGCACCTACAGCGCCTGTTGCTCCAGTAGATCCCGTAGGTCCAGTAATACCTTGTTGACCTGTAGCACCTATTGGTCCCGTTGGTCCTGCAACTGTAGACGCAGCGCCTGTTGCACCGGTTGCACCTGTAGGTCCAATATTTCCCTGAGAACCAGTTGCACCAGTATTACCGCGAGGTCCAACATCTCCTTGTGGTCCAGTAGCACCCGTATTACCTGTAGCGCCTGTAGCGCCTGTTGCTCCAGTTGCTCCAGCACCGGTAGCACCGGTTGCTCCACGAGAACCTGTAGGACCAGTTGGTCCTTGAGGACCCTGAGGTCCGGTAGGTCCTGTAGCACCATTAGAGTTATTTATTCCAAGAAGATATACCGAAGGATCGTTACTTGGATCATCCGGCATTCCGATCAAATTAGGTGTATTAGCCATTAGTATCCCTGTGGAGTAGTTACTTGAGCTTTGGTAAAGAACTTACCAGAAACATAGGTTTGGACAGTTCCATCTGAAATTTTAGTAAGTTGAAGATCCCAATAAGCGGTGTGAGGAAGATCTTTTGTTAAAGCCCCGCTTAATGACAACGTTAATGTATCTACTATTCCATTTGTTACTGAAGCTGATTTGGTTATTGTAAAGTCTGCAAGAAGTAAAGGGCCTACTTGATCCGCAGGTATTTCTGGGAATAAGCGAACCTGAGCTGCGGGAGTATAACCAGTTAGGTCTTTATCAAAGACAAATGACTTTGAGAAACTATCTCCAGCAACAACAAACAGGTCTTTAGGTTCCGCAGGTCCCGGAGGAGTGGTATCTCCGTATGTAGGCATAGGCAGTGTTACGCGAATTGGAATTGATCCGTCGTCAATCTCTTGTGGGCGATATACCGGTACATAACGATTTGTACGTCGGCTAATACGTCGTAGGGTTTGAACCTCAATTCGGTACATACCGACACCGAGCATTGAACAAAGCTCACGATATTGATCTTTACGGCTCTGCACCATCTCCATTAGCTGGCGATAACGCTCGGAGCGGGGAATGCTTACCCCATCCGGAGAAATAATATCAATGTCAAAAGCAGCGTCTGTAGCCAGTGTATATAGGGCCATAGAGGTGGCAAGAGTTACAAGAGGGTATTCCTCAACAAAGGGCATGCTAGCAAGAGTATTTAGACTTCCATTGCTATCAGTAGAAGTGTGGGCATGCTCATAAAAAGCTTGACTAATGTAATACTGAATCTCTGTATCAGTAAAGTACTTGTATGCAACGCCAGATACGCGAATTACCGCATTATTGGTTGGTATAGAGTTTAACTGAAAAAGGCCATTAACTTCTTCTACAGAGGTAGTAGACGATTGATCAACCCCGTTTACAGTTACGCGTAAACTTCTGCCGTTAACCGGAGCATAGGGGAGCTGAAATCGTTGGGTTGCCCCATCACCGGTAAATGTTTCGGTAAATGACTTACCTAGGTCACCGATCTCAGCTCTAAGCCGATTAGAAAGAACTTGAATCGTTGCCACTAATCCTCCACCTTAAGATATATGCTAATCATCCTGTAATATGTAGCGCTAGTCAGGCTAAAATAAAAAGGGCCCAACTCCTACAAGAGGGCAGTCGTAGGAGTTGGGCGATCTAGAGGCAGCTTATAGCCGGTCGTACAAATAACCTTTTTCCTGAAGGTGAGCTGCTACATGCTTAGGAACCTTGTACTTTTGTCCGGCCTTGAAGGAAAAATGATTCCCTACACCGATAGTTACAAATTCTAGGTCTTCTGCAACACGGATGATCTGAGCTTCATCAGCTAGGCTTACACCTAGGTCTTCAACATCATCAATTACTGTTGCCTTGCCCTCAACTGTTAAGTCGAGAACTTCTGTCTCTAACTTTGCCTGGGCCTCCATAGAAGCCATTGACATTTCTGAGGCTCGCTTTGAAAGTTCTTCGGCATTAGCCTTGATCATTTCTTCGCGCTGACGGCCTGTTACGTCTGTTACTTTTGCTTTTGCCACGATTATTATTCTCCTTGGATTGTTTGTGTTGGGAGGCTGGATTTTAAGGCCCAGCCTCCCCTTACTATTAAATTAGTTGGTTTCTGCGATCAATACAGACTGGTCTGTAATAAGACCAAGACCGTAGATTGCGTACCAAGCAAGCGCATGCTCACGACCAAAGTCAAGGATACCGCCATCGCGGAGCTCAACTGGAAGAGAGATTGCGTGACCGAATGCGTTATCTCCAATGAAGATAGCTGAATAGCGGTCCTTGTTACCGTTACCTGTCTTTGTTACTGGTGTTGTGTATCCTCCACCAGTTGGGTAAACGATATCTGAAGCAGCTACGTTAGAGTCAGCTGAGTAACCTGAACCAGCACCATTTGTGACCTTCTGTACCTGTGTTGTTTCGATGAATACGCAGTCGTACAAACGACCGATTTCACCGAGCATGAAGTTACCTGGAGCTGCGTACTTTGTAACTTCAATGAATTCTGCGTTGTCACGAAGACGACGTGACTGGTGTGGGTGAACGAAAGCAACATATGTCTCACCGAGGCGAGGGATGTTCTTGGTTGCTAGGGTCTCAACTGCGTCCTTAACGGTTGCTGTTGTTAGGTATGAAGAACCTGTTAGACCTGCACGTGATGTTGCTGCTGTACCTGCGTCGTACCATGAGTTAGTTCCTGAAACACCTGTACGGTCATAGCCGTAGATGACAGAAGAAGCTGCCATAAGTGTGTCACGAGCCTGGCCATCAAGGTAGAGAGCCATGTTACGTCCAAGAAGACGTGAAGCTGATGCCATAACGTCATCGAATGATGCGTTAAGAAGGAGCTCTGATACTGCGATTGCGTATCCGTGCTCAGCAACAGTGATTGAGAACTGCTGTGCTGTCAATGCGTTTGTTGACATACGAACACCTTCAACAAGCGCTGATGCGAAGCCGAGGTTGTTGTAACGCATAAAGTTGATCTGGAGACCAGGTGCAACTCCTAGTTCTGTCTTCTTAACAGCGAACTGTTCGAAGCGTAGAATTGGCATTGACTGGAAAAGAATTTCCTTAGACCAGATGGTCTGAATTGCTTGTGTAAGCTGGCTATTAGCGCCAGAATACGCTGTTGGGGCAGCGGCTAGATTACCGGTACCTGTTACGGCTGATGCCATGTCGGTTTTACTCCTTAGTTAATGAATTGAGGTTGAATTGCTTTATTCTTCTTCTTACCCAAAGATTCCCTTGCCATTCGAACCTACGTTTGGAAGTAGCTTTGAACGGTATTTTGCATAGTCAGCAACCGACATAGCGGCAATTTGCTCCGCTGTAAACTGTTGTTGATCCGAGTTGTTTTCCAAGGTTGGAGGCAAGGTTGTTCTTGTCCCCGTCATTTCTCTACGCAAGCTCTGGGTAGCAGCCTGCGCTGAATCAAGGATACGAGCTGATCGCTCCTTGAGACCTGAAATGCTGGCTTCGATTTCTTCTGGATTATTACCAGAAATTAAATCAAGCAATTCAGGAAGAATATTGTCTTGTTCCTGTTGAACACGTGCAGTACGATATTCAGTAACTTCTGAATATTGGCGTTCGCGTTCCAATAGGAGAAAAGCCTTTTCACGTTCGATACGCTCGGCTTCTAATTTCTCCGCCCATTCTTTTTCCTTTGTTTCAAGGAGCTGGCGGACATCCATCTCAGCTTCAGCCTTTTTACGAGCCTCTGCTTCTTGCTCTGCTCTAGCTAGTTCTGCCTGAGCGAGTCGTTCTTCACGGTCTTTCTTAAGAAGATTTACTTCTTCCTTAAGAGAATCGATAGTAGGGTAGAGCTTAGATTTCTCTTGCTCACGCGCCTTCTGTAGATCGATTTCGGTATAACTTCTACCGACATTAGACTGCGATTGGACGGGTGTAACGTTTGATGTCTCGACTGCTGCGCTAACTTCAGCTTGAAAAGCTTCCATTGCTACAGGAGCGTCAACGACAGATGTTTCTTCTGACATGAGTGTTCCTTAGGTGTAAGAGGTCGTTGTCCGAATTAATGCCACGATGACCTGCGGATTGTTTTAGTGGTGTATAGCGTTGCAAATACACTGGGTTTTGTCAGGCTAAACTATTTTTAGCCGTTTCCAGGGTACTTACTCTCTTCCGTGTCTACTCCTCGGTTTTTTGGAATCGTTGTTCCATAAGCCTTGGTTACTAGTTCGGAAGTCATCTCGTCCAGAGTCTGAGCCTCAAACGGAGTAATAACTCCTGGCTGACCTGATGGTCCTGGACCTGTACCATCTCCAGGCTCTGCTCCTGGCGGCATTTCTCCGCCATCCTGTGGCAGGATTCCTGTTAGGGATGCAATAGCTGAGTTGACCTGAGCCTTAAGCAAGTTAAGTGCCCCATCAGACTTAGCATCTTCAATAAGCTCTGTACGGATCTCCTCAAGCTTCTCTGCTGGGAATTCCTCGCCAAGGGCACGTAGAGCACCCTTGCGGCTTTCAAGATTAAGTTGGATCTTCTGTTGAACTTCGCTAAGAACAATCAGCTTGTCTAGTGGCAAAGGTTGTGGGAAGTGGACTACGGTTTGGTAAGTCTGTGGGTCATTTGGATCTAACTGAGTAAGTTGATCTGCCGCAATAGGGCCGTTAAACATCGGGTTATAAACAAACATTTCAGGTTCTTTTAGGCCGATAGTCAAAAGAACAAGCTCATTAATTCTACGAAGACCTTCAGAGTATTGAACCAGCTTTTGCTGATAGCGGTTCATTAAAGGCTGGAACTGAATAGCTAAAGCAGTTCCTGAAGTATTAGAGATTGGTTGAATCTGACCAAGAGCTGTCTCTGGAATACCAATCATTTCATGCATAGCGCGTTTAATACTCTCTAGGTATGTCATAGCGCCCTGCAATCCCGCGCCGCCACCTTCGAGATTAAAGACTTGGGCGTCTTTAGGAAGACCGCCCCAGACCTTCTTAGGTCCCTTTTCTAGGGAAGAGGCCTTAGCACCGGTAATAACTGTAACGGGTGCCGCATGGTAGTTAATAATGTCCGCTACATCTGTAGCTACTTCGTTATATTGGCGGTTAAGAACAATTACGTCGTGACAATCAGCTAGTCCCCATGGGGATCCAGATACTCTTACATTTGGAATATGAATGATAGGTACAACACCGATTGGGTTGGGGCGTGAGTCGATGAGCTCATCGTTGATGTACTCTTCAATACGCTCATCTGTAAGGATTTCTGTATATGTATAAACCTGGCGTGTTCCCTCTAGAGAAGTTCCCCAGAAACGGTACTTAAGTTTAAATCTAATCAATCGTGAGCGATCGTGTGGGTGAAACTCTGGAAAACAAAAAGATGCGTTTAATGGAAGGATTCTAACCTTACCTGGATGGTTTCTACCAACGGAATCTGTATAAGGTTCTTCATAAGCTACTTTAACAAAGCAGTCTCCAGAGACGCCGCCTTGCTGACCCATCTCCCAAAGCACGCCATGCTTATCGTTATCAATCTCCCAAACACGTTTTAAAATATCTGGAACAATTGCTTCGGTTGAATGTGGGCTGCGGAATGAAACTCCGCGACCAAATGTAAAGTTAATTAGATAATCTGAGAATGCACGGTAATAGTTGTAGACCATCTGTGACTCGCCAAGTTCGCGGCGATAAGGCCAGTGGTGCCCTAGGTACATTGCCCAGTTAAGAGAGTATCGATTTAAACGAGGACCGTGAACTTCAAATTCTTCGTCAGCTAACTCAACAAGTCCCAGAGGGGAAATGGAGATAGTAAGGTCGGATGACGCCGCTCTATACGACGGTGGGCTGAAGTCAATACTCATTTATTAAACTAGTCCTGCCCTTTTCTTATCTCGCTTTATTTTTGAAATCTTTGCTTGTTGCTTTTTCTTTTTACGAGTTTTTTCATCACGCATATTTACTGGAACATCTTTTGGAGAATTAGTGTATGTCCCGCCCCTACGTTCATACTCTTTTTTAACCCAGCTATTAATTGGAAAAGAGCTCTTTGCATTTGGGTTCTTAATTGGATACTTAGCTTTTGCTTGCTGCATAAGATTATTCCAAAGAACTTCGTTAGCTGGAACTCCCTGAGCCATTTAATCTCCTATAAGTAAGGTAGCCCCCGGTCTTGGAGAAGGGGTACAAGACCGGGGTACTGCCTAAGTGTAACTTACTTAGTCGTTAACTCGTGCTGGGTTAGGGCGCTGGTAACGTGAACCGGAGCGATCAACTTCCTGGAACTCTGCAGTTGCATAGTCAGAGAAGTTTCCTTCTTCGTATTCAGAGATAAATGTAGGTGCTTCTACCCACGCAGCTGAACCAACGTGAGCGCGCTCGCTCATTGTTTCTGCCGCTGACTTGGTATGTACAGCCAAATTGTGGTTAGGACGGCTTGGAGCTGTGTCGTAACCCTGGTTGATTCCAATCTGGAATTCATTTGGAACGTCTGTATCTGTTGCTACGCCTTCTTCAAAGCGAAGTGGTCCACGAAGACCTGGTGTAGCAGGGGACATCTTGCGCTCGTAAGTATTACCTACTTGCTCAGGAAGTCCTGGGTTTGGTGCAATTGCCATTGTTTTCTCCTATAGGGTTGAGATTGAGGGCCTCAGGTGTAATTCTTCACCCAATTGAATTGTTTTTAAGCCTAAACTTGACCGTCTTCTATTTAAAAAACGGTGACGAGCTAACCTCTACTGTGGGCATAACCAGCTCTTGGGTTAGCGCACAGGCTAGGGAAAGCGAGTCTACAAAGTCATCATGCGCGTGAGCCTCATCAGGGGCGGCTACTAAAAAGTTAGGGCCCTTGTACTGAACCTCTGCATCGGTCATCTGCTGATAGAAGCGCTTCCAAATCCTAAGACGTCTAGTTTTTGCGTGTGCCGGCCAAGAGATAAGCTGACGTTGAATAAGGGCTTGAAGGTGTTTCCAGCGCTTTGACTGCTCTGTGGGGCTAGAAGTTATAGACATAACCTCAGCTCTAGGTAAAAGCATCTTAAGTCTCTGAGCTACCGCATCACCAACACCGTTGGCATCAATAGCTACGGCGTACACATCATAGTTACCCAAGAAGTTTACAATCTGAAAATACTGCTCTTCCCAGTCATCCCCCTGAATCTCTAGCCAGTTAAGAATGCGGTGGTCGTAATAACCAAACTCATCAGGCCTATCCCAATCAACCCAAACTACAGTTACTACAGTTGAGTCCATCTTTCGTGCCGGGTCAATTCCCACCACGACCGGCGAGAGGTGGTACGACTTCTGGATTTCTTGGCTTGTGTCTCCGAGATCGTCCATGATTGAGGATGTGACGAACATTCCTCTCTCCAGCAACCATTTGCAGTTGTAAGATAGCTGGAATTCATCAGATTCTTCACCGACTCGCAGCATTTCTTTACGAATAAACTTTTCATAATTTGGGTTAAATTTTGCAACATCTTTCCAATCCCATTGAAAGTGATTTTGTTTAGAATTTCTTCCAGTTTGGCGTCTTTTATTCATTTGAATAGCTTTGTAGAAGTTATTTTTGTGCGTGGTTGGCGTACCAGTTTTAACCATAGTCGCGTTGTAGTACGCGCCCATAGGAGCAATAGACTTAGATACAATAAAATCATCGGCCTCCTGACATTCGTCAATAATCATTAAGTGAAAAGACTTAGATTCAATCTTAGCTCTAGGGTTTGCTGTCATCATCATAAGGCTAGAACCAGAATGCTTAAGCTTAATATTTCTAGTTACACCAGGGGATTTAGCCGTAACGTCGTCAATTTCTGGGTCTCCAAGGATCTCTAAAGCATGTTCGCTAGTAAGGCGAGAAACTGTTCTTGAATACAAGGTTTCAGCCTGAGCCTGTACTGGCGCAAACATACCTACCCAGATACCGTCATGAAACTTACCAAGAAGGTCTGGGTACATTTTTGCTAGGCGGGGGAGGATAACCATAAGCGTC